ATCTGCGCAACCTCATCGATCACTACGCCGTCAAAGTACATGCCTCTTAAAGCGTCGGGATTATCAGCACCGAAGATCCGGATCGTTGCACCGTTAGGCAAAAGAATCGAAAGCTTTTGTTCGTTGATCGAGATTGCAGGGATTTGCGATGTGTAATGCTTCAGGTATCCCCAAGCGATCTGCTCGGCCTGGTTACGGAATGGAGCAAGGTAGGCATACATGCCACGCTCTTTGCGGTCTGTAATAGCCCGCTTGATGAGGTGATTCACCGACAGCACGGTCTTCCCTAGGCGTCGGTGAGCAACAAGAACACAGAATCGATGCGTCTCGAGCTGTTTGTGAATCTCGTCCTGGGGAAAGCGGGGACGATAGGGAATCACGACTTTCATTCTTCCGTCTCCGTCTGCTTCTTGCCGTCATCCCAAACAAACTCGATCTTGCCTTCTAACTTGCTCTCGTTGTCTTTCGAGTAGGCGCCTAAGTGTTTGCCGAGCATGTCATAAGCCTTAAGCAGAGACGGTGCATCCTTGAGGCCCATGATCACTTCGCCGTCTTCGTTCTGATAAACGGGGATTTTCTCCGACAAAGTTTCTCGGATCTCCAGAAGCTCTTCCCGCCACTTCTGCACTGTGTAATCTGTTTTCTCGTTAATCTTTTTCATGCGCTTTTCTATCTCTGCAATGATTAAGGGTTTTCCAAGTAGTTCGCTGGCGACATTACCGGCGTTTTTCGGCGAGTAGCCTGCCTTTCTAGCCGCTTCAGTAGCCGTCATCCCTTTCAGATATCCATTGACAAATTTGCGCTGCATAGCTGTGAGCTTTCTGGTCACTTCTGTCTCCGATATGCGTGAGGAATCTTTCCCCGGATCAATCCCGTGCAGATGGCAAAGACGGTGCTACGAGGCATTTCCATCATCCGGGCAATTTGCCGATAACTGAATGCCTCGCCGCGCAACTGCAGGACAAGATCAACTTCCCTGTCGGTGTATTTCGCATGAGGCGAATCCTCACCGATCGGGACGCCCAATCGAGACACGGCAATCATGCGTTTAACGGAAAAAGAATTCGGGGAACTCACGCTTCACCAGAATGATTGCTTTGTCGATAACTTGCCGGCGCCGCATTGACTCAGGCGGCAGAGCCTTTGCTTCTTCGGCCGCCTGCTGCAGATACTCCGCAGCCCTTCTCGGCAGCAGGGTTGCTGTCCCTAAGGTAGCCTTCGTGTTGGTCTGAATTTCATTTCTTTGGGGCATCGCTCAAAACTCCTGATAAGTCCACCCCTTACCACGCTCCGGATAAACAACGAGCATGCGAAAAGGGTACTCAGTCGCGCAGACCTTCGTCTTCACTTTCGCGTCGTCTGCGAAGAACTTGGGCGATCCCTTAACCTCATGCAGTTCAAGCTGATCTTCAGCCGTAAGCACAAGAAAATCGGGGTTATACCAACAAGTATCCTCGGCGATTTTGAGCTTTATGGACTCGAACCAGTAAGCCTTGATCCTGCCTGCGATACGTTCGGATTCTAGGTAGGCGGCATAAGCTTTCTCTGTCTCGTTCATCTGCCCGGCTTTCATTCGGCCCTTGGCAAACCCGTTCTTTTTGCCTCCGACAAAACCGCTGATCTTCTTCAAGACAATGGGGCCTGCTTTAGTTTTTGTTTTGGCCAGAAGTTCCTTGTATGCAGGATCATCCGTGCTTTTAAATCTCATCATGGACATGATTGTTGTTCCCTCCTGGGTATGGTTGTTATTTGAATTGGGTAGGCATGACAGCGCGCCGATTTCCTGAGAAGATGTCTCTGAGTGTCCGGACAGGTATATCCATCTTGCGTGATATCTCCCGCAAGGAAAGACCTGCAAGCCTGAGATCAAAGCAGTGAATCAACTCAACGTCCGTGTACTTGGCGTGCGGACTTGATTCACCTACCCGGGCAGACTTATCCGAGAGAGAAACCGTTGACGGCTTAACGCTTAGATCGGAAAAACTCCTGATATTCGCCCTTAACTCGAGCAATTGCTTCCTGTACTCACAGCTCTCGTCGTACCTTGCCTTCTCTCTTTCGAGGCTGGATGCTTTCTCGGAGAACTCTTTAGGCTTCCTTGGGCAATAGAGAATGGAATCTCCGAACAGATCCGCCTGATGATTCGTCAGTGTCATCCATCATCTATTCCCGCAATTGATTTTCAGAAACCGTCTGAGATTCCACCAGTCCGACAAGAATGCGATCCACGCATCCTCTCAGCTTGTGGCTTGTTACTCCGACTTCATGAATGTCTAGAACTCGGCCGTCTGCCCTCTGCGCAGCCATCTCTTCTAGTTTCTTAAGGGTGTTTTTAGCCTCTTCAATCGAATTGAAAACAGTGTTTATGCATGCAGTTCTATTTTTTACAATGTCAATGTGTTTCATTTGTTCTTTTGCTCCAAGGAAATAATCAGTCATGCCAAGCTCCTACATATGCCCGCACTGCGGAACTAAGACAGTTTTCGTTGTTTGTCCTGTTGTAGAAGGTACTAACGCTAAAGTTTGTAATGAGCCTTCTTTCGATACTGTTACTGGAAAATCTTTCGACAATTTCAGAATTTCCGGGAACGTTTTTAACCGTAGCGGCGGTTCTGACATCCACTACCATCCGGATCGTTTCGTCACCTGTTGTTTGAGTTGCGAGAAATTCAGTTACTGGGAAAACGGAAGGCTTGCATTTCCTCTCAGAAGTGGAATTCTCCCCGCTCCTGATATGCCCGAAGATGCCAAAGAAGTTTTTAACGAAGCTCAAGCCATCATCGGTCTTTCCCCGCGTGCGGCGTGTGCTCTCCTGCGAGTCAGTCTTGAGCGAATTGTTGACTGGTACGGGGAGAACGAAAACGTTAAGGGCTTCAAAAAGTCCGATAAGCTTTACAAGAAGATCGAGACCATTGGGATCTCTCAGGCCTTCCAGCGAATTTGCAATGCTTGCAGGCTGGCCGGGAACGAGCACGCGCATTCCGGAGAAATCGATCTTTCCGGAGAAGACTCCTTTGAGATTGCCGAAGCAATGTCCAGAATGATCAACTCCATGGTCAACACATGGATTACTCCGATAAGGGAGAGCGAAGAAGTTCTCAGAAAACTTGGCAAAGAGTAAGGTCATAGATCGCTCCTTAATCGTTGCGTCGCTTGTAACCATCCAATTCTCGGAAAATTTTCAACAAGCTTTGCATCGAGTTGCGAATGTCTTTCTGGGTAAGACTTAGGAAAACAATCGCTATAGATAAAAAAATCTGAGTAACTGCAATAACAATCAAAGTAACTTCCATTTGTTTTCCCCGTTGGTTAAATGTTGTTTAAACAGCCGTCTAGCGTCTCTGAGCGATTAACTCAGCGTGAAGGCGGTATCTATCGAATTGAGAGAAAAATGTTCTTCTGCGTTCTATGCGCTCATCCGTATCACGTTCAAAAACCGAGCACCTTGTGAATGAGATTGGGTAGCACTCGATGCCGGCGCCCTTCTCGGGTTGATGGCAGTAGATGTTCATGTCCCCAAAGGACTGTTTTGGAGGCAGATGCTTCTTTCCGTCTGGTCCTATCCAGAAGGCCTGAGCATGAATGCAGTAGAGGCAGCACCCGCTCATTCAGACTTCCTCCGGAAAGCGCAAACGAAATCGACTGCAACAACCATCGCCAAAAACGGCAAGCTGTAGTCAATATTCGATCCGTAGTAAGCGAACCAAGCAAAGTCGAGGAGGCTAAGAGCTCCTCCGGAACAACCAACAAGAGCGAGGAAATTTGCAAAATCGAATTGCATATCGTTACCTGTCAAATAACAACCGACAAAACAACAAGAGCTCAGGTACAAACAAAAATACGGGATGGCGTCCATGCTCTAACTCCTTTTCAACCGATTGGTTAATTTGGTTTCCCTGCTGATCTGGAGCGCAGCTCTCACGAGTAGCCCGAAGAGAATCAGGTTGATAAACACGACCGGCGCCAGCAGGATCATTAGCAGTGTCCAAGCTGAATCAGACATGACGCACCTCAATCAAACACATCAGGCGTTGCGGGCGTTCTAAAAGACCCGCCCTTGAAGAGGACCGGTACACACTTAGACCTGATACGGTCATAAAGACGATCTCCGAGCACCAAGCCACAATCCTTTATGCCGAGGTTGGTCATTAGGATTGTTGGTTTCTTTGAAGTAACTCGGTTGTCCAGGATTGAGAAGAGGATTCTCTTTTCCGATTCGGAGCCTTTCTGGACGCCGACTTCATCGATTACGAGGAGCTGGATAGACGAGAAAAATTTAATTGTTTCCTCGTCGTTCGTTGTTGCTCCTGGCTGATATGTGCTGCGGACGGCTGAGAAAATCTCGGTGACTTTGTAGTACCTGGGATAAAAGCATGCGTACTTGTCCAGGAGCTCCAGCATGATTGCGCAAGCCAGGTGTGTTTTACCTGTGCCACAACCGCCGAGGAATAACAAACCGTATCCTCCAGCCTTGGCCTTTTCCCAGCCATTAACGAACCTCTTAGCCATAGCTAATGCGTTGCGCTGGCTTTCAGTTTCGGTAATGAATGTTGAGAAGTCCTTGGTTTGATATTCGAGGGGCATACGGGTTTCTTTAATTCTCGCCTGGCGGTTTTTCTCGGTTTCTTCTTTTCTGCGTTTCTCTTCATCAATAGCCCTTTGAGCTAAATGTTCTTCATGACATTTGGGACATCCACTTATTTCCTTGAGTTTCCCGCCTAAGAAGACTTGATTCGCCAGATATTCCCCGTGAAGGATGCAATTCATTTTCACTTGCCTTATTTCCAGCTTTCCGAAAATGGAACTAACGGCCTTAGGAATTTTGATTTCAGTGCTGTTCATAGTTTTAAATTTCCGTGTTCATCAAATTCGCATTGATCTCTGTAGTAGTCGTCTGTAAAACCGCCAGGCGGTTCGTACTCGAAGGAAGAAGCATTAAATTGGTTCTGACTCTTCTTCTCTCGCTTTGCTTTGTCATTGATGCAGAACGTAGTGAATGCCGCCTTGTAGTCTGCGTACTCGACATTTTTGGCTTTGCAGTAAGCGATCAAGGAATCAAATAGCGATTGCGGGTCTTGAACTCCATACCGCTTAGCTGTCGTAAGGTAGTCCTCCGGAATCTGATCTCCGTCCTTAAAGGGGCACGGGATCTTTTCCTTCTTCTGTCGTTTGACCGTTGACTTTTTCTCAACTGTTTCCGTTTTAGAAACAGTTGTCCTCTGCAGTGGGAGCTCTTGTTCAACAGGAGCGGTTTTTAAAGGAGTCTCTTTTTCACACACACGCCCCGCGAAAGTTTCGAAGGCTTTTGGATGGTGTTCGTGGGTGTGTATTTCCTTATCCTGTTCCTGCTCCTGATCCTGTTCCTGGGTGCGACATGGTTGCCCATTGGTACGGGACATAGCATCCTTGATGGCATCAATTAAGTCATTAGGGATGGCATTTCTCATTCCTACAGAAAGGCCATCGACAAAGGTTTTCAGGCGTGCAACATGCTTATCCAAGAGGTCGCATTCGGGCATCAGATCAATCAATTCGCACCATGACTTGAATGCATTAGGAGAAGAAGGCGCGTTGTACTTTAGGAAGTTATTTATGACCATTAGCCCTGCCTTCTCATCAGCATCAATCATGCCGTTTAAAGTGACTTCTTGGATGGCATGCGACATGGCATCTCGTTGCCAACCCAATTCGTCAGCAAGGTTTGAAACTCGTGTCCGGATAGTTCCTATCTGCGTGGTATCTGGATGAGTCAGGAGCAAAATAAAGGCAAGTTTGCCGTTATCCGAAAGCTCCCTGAACTTCCTGTCATTCCACATTCGGACGTCTATTTTTCTATAGCGAGCCATAGCGACTCCCAGTTAGTTGGCGACAGCGTGTTTAATCACCGGAATGCGTTTGAATTTTTTCTGCAAGAACAAAAGGCGACCTTCTGGCATTCCAGACTTAAGCCATCCGGAAACGCTGGCCGGTTTAACTTCACAGATGTTTGCAACAGCTGTAGTTCCGCCTAAAGAATCAACGATTAGGCGGGCTGTCTGAGTATCGGTTTTTTTGCGCATAGCTAAATTCTTCCTAATTTTTGCCTTATTAAATTATAAGGTTTTCCGAATTACTTAATCAATGCGCCTAATTATTTTTCTTTAAAATGTATTAGGAAAACCTAATAAAGAAAGGGTTACTCAAATGAACGAAAAAACAACATTGGCAGAGCGTTTAACCTTGGCGTTGAGTGATTCCGGATTAAAGAAAAGTGACATCGCTAGGTTATGTTTTATCTCCCCGGCATCTGTATCAGATTGGTTTTCCGGTAAGTCAAAAAGCATCAAGTCCATTTACCTACCCAAAGTTGCCAAGGTTCTTGGTGTCTCATCGACATGGCTTGCGACTGGGAACGGCCCCATGAAATCCCCAAACGTACTGGTGACAGAGGATGTGTGTGATGACGATGATTGGGTAGAAATTCCTGAATACAAAATTCGATTTGCAGCAGGCTTCGAGCAAAACTCCACTTTGGAAGAGTTGGCTTCTGAGTACAAAGCTGCTTATCGTCGTTCGTGGTTCCAGAGAAAGAACATCAATCCCGAAGACTGCAAGCGTTTCAAAGTGAAGGGGGATTCCATGGAACCTCTTTTGCTTGACCATGATGTGGTCTTAGTTGACTGCTCTAAAACTGAGATCATCGATGGTCGAATCTATGCTTTTGTCTTTGGAGATGCTTTAAGAGTAAAGCGGCTTTATAGAAAAATCGACGGCTCGATTATGGTGCATTCAGAAAATCCAAATTTCCCGGACGAAACTATTAGCCCAGCAGACACTGAGCAAGTTCAAGTTATCGGAGAAGTCATTGAAAGATCTGGATCAGTTTGATAAGGATTTAGGAGAAGAAAAATGCTTTTCTGTGAACGAGGCATCAGTGCTCCCGAAAACCTTTATTCTTTAAATAAATTCTATGTGATACCGCCTTCAGCAGAGGATAAATGGAAACCCATAGGGATATACGTCCCCATATTTTTCTTTTACTTATCTAACTCTAAGGCGGGCATGTCAGCAGAGACCTTGAATCAAACTGCGACTCTATTATGTAAAGACCTGTTTAAGAAAAAATACAAAAGAAGCTTTTTCTTCTTCAAAAAGCTTGTCGAAGACCCTTTTGACGATTATTGGGATGAAGTCATTGGCATAGCATTTTCAGCAGTTTGGCAACAAGCGAAATGGGGCGACTTCATGGAAAAGGGATACAACATGTCGTGGCACTTAGGCAGACAATTTGAATACATATCGGTTATGAATTTTTCCTCAGACTTTCTTAAATCTAAATTGGAGGTCAATGAGAAATTAACAAAAATTTATCAGACCGAATGCCAAAAGGAAAAAGAAATTTCAGCTCTCGCATGGAGGCTTTCTCGGATGCCTGCTTCAGAAAAGGAGAGGCTGTTGCAACGAAGAGGTCATTAACTCAGCCCAAAGAGAAGGACAGCCGAAGGTTCGGGGCTTTGTGCGACACATATCAACGCAAGGACATTTATAAAAGAATTTAGGAGGCAAAATGTCTCAGTACGATGTTCCAGAAAACGATGCAAGAGAAATAATGCTACTGCCAAAGGAGGGAGAACCAACTGACTGGATAGCAAATGACGGCTCGGAGAATGTTATTTCAATTGCTTTCCCTGCCGTTGTTACTAAGGGTCCTCCGTTATCTGGACTGAAGGTTGTTTTTGATTACAAATACCCTCGCGACATTCCTAGCGAAAGGATACGAGCAACCCTCTTTCAAGAAACAGGTAAAAAGAGACAACGAATGCGGCAGCGCGTCTACCAAATCGAGGTCAGATCTGGGAAGATTTCTTCTGCCCACCAATTGCCACATGAGCACATTGGAACGCTAAGATTAAACCTTGACAAAGTACTTAACTTTAGCGAGTGCTTGGATCTATTTTGCGAAAGATGTAATTTAACAATTTGTGGGGATCAGGAGATTCTTGATCCCGGAAAATTCGAGTTATTGCCATGATGAACGAAAGATTGCCTGATATTCTAGGAGAAAGCTTTCAGTTAGTACTAATGCAAGAGAAATCTTCCATTTGGCAACTCTCTTTGCCTATCAAAACTCTCGATAACGACAACTTTGAAATCTATCTAAGAAAAACGGGCAAAAACTATCACCTCTTCGATGATGGAAACACATTGTGGACCGCCACTGGCTTAGGTGCGAAATCTAAACTCTTCAAAGAGAAGCTTGCACTTGTAGCTCACATAAATGAACTAAACCTAGATAAGTTCGGCGAGTTGAATGCTACCTGCACTGAAGATAATTTGATTGAAACCGTCGGAAAGTTCATTAAAGCGTTAAATCAAACAGATTTATTTTTAGCTACCGACCCAGAGCTTTTCCAGGTTAAAGAAAACCTATATGAAATTGCCAAAAACATGTTGTCTGAGCTAACTACCGCGTTAATTTGTAAGCCAAAGGTTAGTTTCACCGGATACTCGACCAATAAATATTCTTTCGATTTTAAGATCAACGATTTACTAGTCGATGCCTTACCGCCATCCGGAAACAGTATCAACTCTTGCATAGCTAAAGTAGTCGATATCAGAGCAGCGCTTTCCGATGAAAGGGAGAAAAACTTTTATCCAACTGCTTTAATTGACGACAGATTCGTTGATAAAAAAGACAAGCATATAAATGGATTTTTGAAAAAATTAACAACAATAATGAGCGCCTATACTTTTTCCCAAGCTCCTAGTCTCATTGAAAGATCTTCTTTCCTTTAATTCAGCTGCACCGCCTTCGGGCGGTTTTTTATGGCCGCGAAAGTGGCTTTTTTGTTGCCTAAAAACGCAAACACAGACATTCAGATCAATAAGAACAAAGAAAAATTTTAGGAAATAATTTAGGTATTCCTAATTTTTCCCTTGTTTCTGCCTAATTTTTACCTTATACTTCTCCTTAATGATTTTAAGGAGATACCTAATGTTTCTCTAAGGTAAACAATTTCAGAATCCGGGCCATGGAGTACTAAACCCGGACGCAGCGGACAGAAGCAGAGTCTGTGAGCGAAAAAATTCGAAACGGCCAAGTGCGGGCGGTGCTGTTCACGCGAAGACACACAATCGGACAACAGCAGTCAGTGAAATGAATGACTTAGGCAAAAGGGAAGCCAGTCAGCATTTTTCA